AATGAAACCTTAGGCATTGGTGATTTTGGCAGTGGTGAATTAATTTTACTCGTACCCAATACCGCCGCTAAAACCCTACCGTTGCCGTCCGTAGCGATCATTCCACACGGCGCGACACTATTAGTCAAAAAAACCGCCGCCGATGCCTTTGCTATCACGATAGACCCAGACGGTACAGAGCAGATCAACGGCGGCAATACCTTTGCTACCATTGATGCCAACAACGACTATGCCAAATTTATCAATACTGGCACAGCGTGGGCATTGCTTAATTCCGTAATCGCCTAAATCAAAAAAGAGATAGATATGACGGAAACGGTAGTGACAACAACAGCCAACATTTTAGCTCTTGATAATAAGTTGTGGGCTATTCTGGTTGGCTTAACGGGGTTAGCTGGATTTGCATCGTGGGTAGTCAAAGCGGCAACTAAAAAATTCACGAGATTTAGTATTTTTGATTTAATCGGTGAAATGGCATTCTCAATCACGATTGGTATTTCAGTATTTTTATATTCAGAATCCGCAGAATACAACCAATTATTATTGGTCGCCGCCGCTGTAATAAGTGCGCATCAATCTACGCGAATCGTTTATTTATCAAGCAATTTAATAAGCAGTTACGCAGAAAAAATAATGCCAAAAACGGAAGATCCGATTGAAATAATTGCAAAACAATATGGCTTAAAAGAAGCTGAATTAATCACTTTATTAGAGAAAAATAGGAAAAACAATGGATAAATTATGGGGTTCTATTACTAAAATAATCAGTGGCGGCGTATGCTATCACGATAGAACCAGATGGTACAGAACAGGTCAACGGCGGCAATACCTTTGCCTCAATTGATGCAAGCAACGACTGGGCAACATTCATCAACAACGGCACAGAATGGATTTTATTAAATTCTGCAATTGCTTAATGTAACCGCGTGGGCATTGCCCACGCACCTTAAAAAAATAAGGAGTAAAAATGAATCTCTGGGGCGCAATACAAAAAATCATGAGCGGCGGTGTTTCTAATCAATATCGTGCATTGCGGTGTAGTGAAGAAGGCTATCAGCAATTCATTCAGGTCGATGAAAATGGAGTACCAATTACGGCTAGTGGAGCTGGAGCTATGGTTTATCAGCAAGAAACTACATTGGCTAACTTAGAATTGCTAGACAATACAGGGCCTGCATTAGCTTGTGATGGCGCAACTCAGTTGCATATCGAAATAACATTAACAACCGCAACAACAAATCCAGTTTTGCAGATCCAAGGCAGCTCTGACGGTACTAATTGGTATAGTCTAAGCAATCCATTGACTAGTGTTATTAACTTAACTGTGAGTTTACGAGCAAATAATGTGCTACCCGCAATGATACGTTGGAAAGTTATCACAGCGGGGGTTGCTGTAGGAGCTGGCTATAAGATTGTTTTACGCGCACGGTAATAAAATAGTAGTGAACGAAAAGAATTCAGCGATGTGATTAATGAGTTATTAACTGGCGTTAAGGAATTCAAAGACATCGTTGAAAAACGAATAATTGAATTGAGAAATTAACATGAATCAATCACTCATCACCGCCGTTTTATACGCTGTCAAATTAATATTTATCGAAAACGATAAAATCAAAGAAGAAAATATAAGAATCGCCATTAAACAAACTGAATTAGTGTTGTTACGCACCCAGACGACCACGCCACTTGCTAAAGGACGCAACCATGCAATCAAGCCGAAGCCTTAACGATTTACACCCGCGTGTCAGTCACCTAGCCACCCTGTTTATTGCCAAGTGTGCTGAGCAGGGTGTTGATGTGCTGATTACCTCGACTTATCGAGACCTTGAGTCACAGAACGCGCTGTATGCCCAAGGCAGAACCACAGCAGGGCGCAAAGTGACCAATGCCAAAGGTGGGCAATCATGGCATAACTACAGGCTGGCGTTTGATTTTGTGCCAGTGGTACATGGCAAAGCAGATTGGGTACGAGTAAAATTAATTCACCACTGGCAAAATCACCAATGCCTAATGTTTCATTGCCCGTTGCGGCTAAGGTTAGAACCCGTGTGCCTTCGTTGCTGAATTCTTCTAAAACGACATTCACGGTCGTTGCATTAGACGTGGCTGATTCTATGGCATAGCCGATAAAGTAGCTGTTTTTGGTGGGTGCATTGACACAATACGCATTCGTTGCGTCCCACCACACCTTGCCGCCTTGTGCGATTGCACCTGTGGTTTTAGTGAGTTGAAAAACGCCTTCAACAGACACTGAACCATAGGCATTGATTGCAATATCAACCAGTGCGATTGCAACACACCATAGTCCAAAAATAACTGGGTTTGATGAGGAAATTGCCGCGCCTGTGCTGTTTAAAAACGATAATGTCTCGCCTTTTTTTATGTAGTTTGTTGCCATGTTTTTATCTCATAAAAAAGGCGGGTTAAACCCGCCGTGTTAGAAATGTAAAGTTGACTTTACATTTGAGGATTAATTAGGATTTTTAGCTAAGGTTCTAAAGTCTAAGGCTTTTACACCTGCATCAATTCTAACTTTGAACACTGCGCCGTCTGTTGTGAAGCCTTGTTGTTGTTCGATATACGGTGTTTCGATGCCGTCTAAATAAGTGACTTCAATGGTGTCAAATTGGGCTGGGTTTGCCGCGCCGTACCAATTTGTTGAGCTAACTTTGTCTAATCTTGCATCGGCAATGACTTCAAAGGTTTCTTTGACGATGTTTGGTGCGGTGTTTGCCATTTTTGTGTCGGCATCACCCACGCGGTATTGTGATGTGCGTACTGTGTTAGCCAACCCACGCAATGCCAATGGGCAAATGATATAAGCCAATGGGATATTAAGTGCTGTTGCATTACTATCACCATCAGTCTGTAATCCCATTGCGACTGCCATTGCATCAATTGCCGCCGTTGATAATGCCCCGCTAGTTAATAAGTTTTTGTGGTTGGCATGGAACAATGCAACACCATCTGACATAGCAGGATTTGATGTTAAAACGGAATAAACCAAGTTGCCCACTGTGCGAATTGCTGCTCGCCCCATTCTTTGAGGGATTTTTGTGAATGCGGTTAGGTCATCATTGATAATGGCTTCGCGGGTGATGCTAAACAGTTTGCCATAGGTCGCTAATTGGATGATTTCACCACGGTCGCCAATTGTGCCATATTGATATTCTGCACCTTCGCTCACGTTGTCTAAAATGGGGAACGAGTTTAAATCTACTCGTCTAATGGGTTTAAAATCGCCTGTTTCACCTTTTGCTGTCCACAACTTGAATGTTTCTTCGGCTTCTTCATAGCCTTTCAACATTGATTTTTCAGCGACATTGGCTAATAAATTACCAAAATCGCTAGTCGAATGGGTAAAGGCTGTTGCGACGATTTGTTTTTTGGTCATGCTAGACGTTGCAACGCCTTGGATGTTGAGTGATTTTTCAGCCATCATTAACAGACTAGAACCGCGCAAAACGCGGCTTTTTTCATTATCTTTTTCAAGACCTGCACGCGCTGATAACGAGGCAGTTACTAGCATTCCAAAATTATCGCGTTCATCAGCTCCCATTTCAACACGATATGATCCTGCAACTGGGGCAGCATCTTTGCCCATTGCGTCTAAGATTTGTTGTCGTACCATGTCGGGTGTAATGCTGGCGTCAATTAAAAAGCGTTCTTTCATGGCATGGACGGTTATGCGTTCAGGTGAGACTATGGCAAAAATTTCGTTAATGTCATCACGGCGTTGTTTTTCATGCGCTTTGGCGGTGGGTTGTGTTTCTTGGTGTAGGTCTGGTTTTGGCATAGTTGTTTTCTCAGGTTGATAGGTTGCTGTGACTTGGTTGGATTTTAACCAAGCCTCAGGAAGTTTGATGCCTTTTGGCAGGGATGATGCTGAAATTGGGGTAGAATCGCCGACTTGATCAACAAATCCGAATTCTAAGGCTTCCTGAGCCGAAAGATTATTGTCTTTGTTTCCTGTCAACAACGCCATGATTTCATCAAGAGGCTTCCCTGTTTTTTCAATAATGTTTTGCGCCCATGCCTCGGCATATTTTTTTAAGAGCGCGGCTGTTTCTTCGTGGTCGGTTGCTGTGCCACGCCCCGTTGTGTAATTAGTTGACGGCGCATGAACTACGAACAAGGCGTTACTTGCCATGATGGTTTTTGTGCCTTTAATCATAGGTAGTACGGTGGCGGCTGAGGCGACAACGCCGTCTAAATAAAATGTGATTTCAGTGGTTTTTGCGCGTTCAGCCAGTAAATTCCGCATGGCTAATGCTTCTACCAAGTTTCCACCATTCGATTTAATTCGGATGTGGATTTTTGATTCTGTGATGGTAGCGAGTTGGTTGATGATGTCTTGTGCGTCGTTGACTTGCTCATCAACCCACCAGCGTTCTTCTATGTCGCCATAAATAAGGATTTGTGCAATACCTGCGGCTAATGCTGATATTTTTAATTTTGTCATGGTTATCTCAGGCATAAAAAAACCGCTTTCGCGGTTAGTAAACAGTGTAAGGCAAATGTAAAGTTGAGTTTACATTTGGGTTGGTTGTTGTGGTTGTGTGGTAAAACTTAGCCCTTTGTCTTCGGCTTTGGTTTTCCAGTCAGCGGTTTGTTCTAGTACAGCCTCTGGGTTGTTGCCGCTATCTCTAATGACTTGTTGTGAAGATTTGAAACCAGCACTAACGGCTTCTTGATTTGCACGAATTTCTTTGAGTGGATCAACCCAAGGCATTTTAGGGCCGTAAAATTCAGCCTCAAAAATGGTATCAATGTCTATGTCCTTTGGGACTTTAATGACCCCTGTCAATATGGCTGTTTCAATAACGCGCTTGTATAGCGGTAATGTGACCATGCCTGCAAAGCTATCGGTTAAAACAGCATAGTTGGCATAACTTTCAACCAGTTCTTGACGTTGTGCGCTGTAATTACCGTCGTATTTTTTGGAAACACTGGAATAGTTAGCCCCTGTTCCACCTGACACCGCTCTAACCATCGCATCACGGAATTCTGATAATAAACCAGACGGTCGGTTGCTTTGTATCGTGCCTATGTCTTCACCAACGCTTAATTGGTCGTAAATCATGCCAGGCGACATTTTAAAATCACGTTGTCCGTTTTCAATGCTCTCCATTGAATAATCTTCTGGCGTTTCGCGTTTGATGTATGCGGTCATTGCCGCCGCGACTCGTGCCGCTATGCGTTCAGATTCTTCATAGTCTTTGATGTCTTCTAAGCGTTTCATCACGGTTGCAAAGATAGACACGCCACGCGATTGTTTGAAGCGGGTAATCAGCTTAAGGTGCAGGATATTTTGTGCGGGTATGCGTCTGGTTTCTCTGATGTTGAATTTGTAGGTTACATCGTGCGGGTGTTGTTTTAGGACGTGATAGGCTCTTGCACGTCCCCATCTGTTACGTTCTATGCTTTGGATGATGTCATAGTCATTGGTGATGTCTTGCCATTGTCCGTTTTGTTGTACGCGGATGGTTTCTTTGTATGTGCCGTTGTTCCATGTTGGCAAATAATCAGCTTCAATTAATTCAATGGATAATGGTACTTTTGTGCCGTGGTCTAGTGTTGTTATAGTACCCGCCAACACTTGTATCAGTGCCTCACCATCTCTTAACCAAGTGCGACATAACAAGCGTTCACAATCTGACCATCTTAACTCCCACGTTACTTCTGGACGTTGTTTCCAGTCGTTCCAATATTTTAAAAGCTGTTTGGCAAAATCGGTATGTAGTGTACCGTCCTTTTTGCGAGGTATTGGCTCGATGCTGATACCGTTTGCACCAATGACGTTATTAACCATGGTTTTTAATACGCTTTCGGCTATGTCGTAATTTTGCTCTAAGTTTCTGGCATAACCACGAATATTTGAACCCGCTTGTAAAGTTAGTAGGTTTGCACTGGCATTGTCGGGACGTTCTTTACGTTGTTTGTTTGGTTTTGCCGCATCGTAAGCGGCTAAAACAGTACGCTCGTGGAAACGCTTTAACGCGGTTTGTGGGCTAAAAAACGCTATGGTTTTATCAATGACGTTCATTAGTTCCAACTTGCTACGCTGTTACTTTTACTTTGGTTTGCTTGTTCTCTTGTCGCTTCTTGCTGTGCTTTCCGTTGCCATTCTTGCCTACCTGCTCTGATTTGCACTAAGTCTTCACGCGCTACTCGCCGACCGTTCATCATAAATTCTTTACCTTCTAAGACGGCTTTTTCGGCTTCAATATAGAGCGTTAGCATTTCTGTTGCGGTGGTGGTCATAACCAGTCCCCGTCATGGTTGATAAAGTTGCGTTTTGGTGTCATGGTGTTTGGTTTTTGTTTAGGTGGTTCAAGCATTAATTCTTGTGTCACAAATGGCTGGTTTTCAAAGGATAGCAATGGTTCAAATAGTGTGGTTTGTGATAATTGAATTTCACGTTTAGCGCATTGTTCAGGTGTTTTGGTGTGCAGTTTTAACGAGTATGCCGCATGAAAGTTATAAACCAAGTTGTCCAGTGCTTCGTTAGGCTGGTTGGCTTTTTTGTTGTATTCCTCTTTGCCTTTATGTTTGCTTGGAATTTTTACTTCAGACAGCAGTTGAGCGTAAAAGTCGTGGCGAATGTCTTTGTAAAAGTGAATGCGCCCTGCCCCTCGCCCTGTGGTAATTTCTCCAGTTTCTTTGTCTATTGTGGTTAAGGCTAAACCACTAAAAATACGGTCCTTGGCTCTGTGTGTTCCTACGATGTGAACATAAATACCATATTTTGCCGCCTTGGTATTTCGATAACCTTTGTATTCAATGCCTTTAGGTCTTGTAAAAATTTCTTTTGTACCGTAGTCACTGGATGATCCTTTAATTGCCATAATGTTTAAGCCTTTGCGTTGCATT